AGGCTATTCAAGAAGAAAACATCGAGGACATTGAGAAGTACACAAAGATGTTGAATCAGGTTCAAGGCAAGGTAGAAGGCCTAAAAACTATCTTGGAAGAAACTTATGCAATGGATGCCGGCAATCCTTTCGTATCATGGGAAATCGGACTAGATGGAGTTCAACGCGCTTTAATTGAAATCAATGGTCAGTCTATTGAATTAACAAATAGCATTGCTCAAAACTCATTGGCGATGGGATTACTTGGCGGAGCATCATTTGCTCAGGCTTTGTCGGGTGCGCGTTATGCTGCACAGGCAGCAGCTTCTATGGGCATCACAGGAACAATCGGCAGCTTACCGCCTGTCGTAGCGGGTGGCGGTGGTGGCGGTGGTGGTACAACGACTGTGGTAGATGTAACCGTTCAAGGCACAGTTATTTCTCAGCAGGAATTGCAGCAGGCTATCGTAGATGCAGTCAATAACTCAGGACTAACAGGCAATCAGTTAATCACAGGCACTCCAGAACGACAGGTCGCTATTTAATGGCATTACCTGCAACCATTGGAGTAACCATCAACTTTAGTGATGGCCCTACTTATGGCTACCCTTTTACTATTGGCGATCCTGTCAAAGGTATTCTTGGCGTCTCCGAATTAGCAGGTACAAACACAGCAGGATTAATTGTCGATTACTCAACACAGACCACACAGGTAGCAATCAAGCGCGGTCGTGATCTAATGACTGATACCTACAATGCAGGTCAGGCATCTGTCAAGATTCTAGATCCTAATGGTGATTTTAACCCACAGAACACTAGCTCACCGATCTATGGCTTCTTAAAGCCTTTACGCAAGATCCAGATTACTGCTACACATCTTGGCACTACTTACTATCTATTCTCAGGCTATACATCTGAGTACCGATACACATATCCAACAGGGCAGGAAATTGGCTATGTAACTATTGTTTCTTATGATGCTTTTAAGATCTTTAACCTTGCAGCCGTCTCAACAGTAACCGATGCCGGAGCAGGGCAAGACACAGGCACTCGTATCAATCGCATTCTTTCAGAGCTTTCATGGCCTAACTCAATGCGTGACATTGATACAGGTGACACCATCTGTTCGGCAGATTCAGGTCAGTCTCGTGTGGCTTTATCCGCCATTCGCGCAGCTGAGTTCAGCGAGCTAGGCGCGTTCTACATGAGTCCAGATGGCAACGCAATCTTCAAGAGTCGCTCTAGCACTATAGAGAGCCTGGACGATACGCCTACAGTATTCAATCAAACAGGCGGCATTCCTTACGCCAACATCAAGTTTGCTTTCGATGACAAGCTCATTATCAATCAGGCTAATATCCAGCGATACGGCAGCGCTAATGTGCAGAGTCACACAGATGCAGCAAGCGTGGATACCTACTTTCTACACAGCACTAGCGCACAAAATCTGCCTATTGCTACCGATGAAGAAGCCATGAATCTAGCCACAACCTATGTAAACAGTCGTAAAGACACCACGATCCGCATTGATTCAATGACCCTAGATTTAAGCACTCCAAACTATTCCGCAGGGGTAACAGCAGCCCTTAGCCTTGACTATTTCAGTAATGTCACTATCTCTAACATTCAGCCCAATGGCGATACCATCACAAAGACCATACAGGTTCAAGGGGTGGCACATGACATTCAGCCGAATAAGTGGTTCACAACATTCACCACGATGGAGCCAATAACCGATGGTTTCATCATTGGCAACGCAGAATACGGTATCCTAGGCGTATCTCGTCTAGCATGGTAAAGGAGCAATAAATGGCAACAGGATTTCCAGCAGCAACAGGAGATGTCCTATCAGCGGCTATGTTTAATGGCTTGGTGGCCTTTACTCTAGATGCCCAGACAGGCACAACCTACACACTAGAAGCTACTGATCAGTATCAGGTGCTAGTGATTACATCAAATGCAGGTACTAAGACAGTAAGCATTCCAACAGATGCCACATACAATTTTCCAGTAGGAACAGCAGTATCCTTCCTTAATACTGGAGCAGGTGACTTGACAATCAATGCTGTCACTTCTGGCACTACAACAATTACTAGCGTAGGTGGAACACCTGCTGCACCTAAAGTTGGACAATACAAATCAGCTGTAGCAATTAAAACTGCTGCTAATGCTTGGACAGTCGTAGGGTCTGTCGCATAATGATTGGAAACATTGTCGGTGGCTTGCTTGGCTTTGTGCCAAGCGGCTTTAATGTTGATTTCTTAGTAGTAGGCGGCGGTGCAGGCGGCGGTTCTTATCTTGGCGGCGGCGGTGGTGCAGGTGGTCTGCGCTGTTCTGTAACTGCAACAGGCGGTGGTGGTGCATTGCCATCGCCACTAGCAGTTGTAAAATCTACAAATTACACACTTACAGTAGGTGCTGGTGGTGCAGGTGGAACTGGTGGTTCAAGCGTTTATGGTTCAAATGGAAATGATTCCATTTTTTCAACAGTAACAAGCACTAAAGGCGGCGGTGGTGCATCTGACACCGGCACTCGTAATGGCAACAATGGTGGTTCGGGCGGCGGTGGATGCGGCTTTTTCGTTAGCACTGGCGGAACTGGAACTACTAATCAAGGTTTTGCTGGCGGTTCAAATCCGACTTCCGGTTTTGGACAGAATGGCGGCGGTGGTGCTGGAGCAGTTGGTGAATCAACAACTTCTGCAAGCGTTAATGGTGCTGGTGGTGCAGGTGTAGCAACCTCTATTTCAGGTTCTTCAGTTACTTACGCAGGCGGCGGCGGTGGTGGTGGGCTTCTTTATTCCGGCTCAAACGCTACTGGAGGTGCTGGTGGTAATGGTGGTGGTGGTGCTGGTGGAACTGGTGCAACTACTCCGCTTGCGGGTACAGCTGGAACTGCAAATAGCGGAGCGGGCGGCGGCGGTGGTGGAAGCAATGGTAATACTGGAACTGGTGCTGCTGGCGGCGCAGGTGGATCTGGAATAGTTATCTTAAGATTTCCAACAGCTGCAGGAACTATAACTATTGGTGCTGGTTTAACAGGCTCAACAACAACTAGCGGATCAGATACCATTGCAACAATTACTGCTGGCACAGGAAATGTGAGTTGGTCATAATGGCACATTACGCATTCTTAGATGAGAATAACATCGTTACAGAAGTCATTGTCGGTATTGACGAAACCGAGTTAATTGAAGGTCTAGACACAGAGACTTGGTACGGCAATTACAGAGGACAAGTCTGCAAGCGTACTTCTTATAACAACAATATCCGTAAGAATTATGCAGCCATTGGCTATACATACGATGCAGAGCGTGATGCTTTTATTGCACCTGAGCCTTCTAACGCAACAGGATTCGATGAGGAAACCTGCCGATGGATTGTTCCAGTACAAGGTCTAGATGAAACATCGCCTGAGTAAAGCTGCTGTCCAATTAAGAGAGCAGATTGATGACTCGTTCCCAGATCGTGACCGCGCATCGGATGGTTGGATCGGTGATACCAGACACGCTCATCGCGTATCGGATCATAACCCAGATGTTAATGGTTGGGTTCGTGCCATCGATGTCGATCGTGACCTATTTAAGGGATCAAAACCAGACATCATGCCAGATCTTGCAGATCAGCTTCGTGCCGCTTGCAAGTCTAAATCAGAGAAGCGTATTAGTTACATCATTTTTGATGGACGGATCTGCTCCAAAGTCCTTAACTGGAAATGGAGAAAGTACACAGGGGCTAACAAACACACGAAGCACTGTCACATTAGCTTTAAGAAAGAAGCTGACAATGATTCGTCTTTTTTTAACCTATCTATGTTAGGCGGAGAATAATGAAGAATATAAAAAACCCTGCAATCCTTGCTGCTGGCGCATTTCTAGCTGCTTGGGCTTCTAGCAACTTTGACCTTGACTACCGCGCAATCCTTTGGGCTGTCCTTTCAGGTGTATTCGGATATGCGAGTCCTAAAAAGTGACACAGACAGATTTCTTTACCTTTTACATAGCAAGCCTTGGCGTGTTCGGTGGTCTTGCAGGCTATGTCATTACACATCTGCTCAATGAGATCAAAAGACTCAACACGCGAGTCGATGAGATCTACAACATATTACTTGACAGGTAACATTGTGCTATGGCAAGAAAAGCAACTAAGGCGTTAGAGGAACAAGGTTACTCAAAGCTAGATGCTTACTGCATTGGACTCTATGAGTACTTCTGCTCATTAAAGCGAGCAGGTTTCGCAGAGGACATTGCCATGTTCATGATCACAGAACCGCAAGCCTATCCACATTGGATTCTGCCTGATCCCATTGACCCTGAGAAGTTTGGGGATTACGAAGATGAGGACGATGACTACTAAGAAGCGATACTTAGTGATCTCGGATCTACAGATCCCCTATCACCATGAGCAAGCTGTTAGAAATCTAATCAAGTTAGTAAAGCGAGAAAAGTTTGACTTGGTCTTAAATACCGGTGATGAGCTGGATATGCAATCTCAAAGTCGTTGGGCACAGGGCACTAAATTAGAATGGGAAGGAACGCTCGATGCTGACAGAAGCCTTGCTCAGGATATTCTCTATGAACTCGGCACAACAGATGTCACTCGCAGCAATCACACAGACAGGCTCTACCATACGCTACTACGAGCACCTAGCCTCATTGGACTGCCAGAGCTTGAATACGCCAAGTTTATGGACTTCGCAGGACTCGGCATCCGATTCCACAAGAAGCCATTCGAATTCCACAAAGGATGGGTTT